TATTAATTAGGCAGGTTATCTATGACTCCATGTTAGAACCTTCAGAAGGTATAGCAGAGATTATGGGGTTACCTCCTATATCCGATGAAGTAGCTGAAATGGAAGTCGAAGATAGTCAGAAACGTTTAGAACGTTTTTCTAAGCTTCTTCCATTTATTGACTCTCATTCAGATATGACTTCTCGTATTTGTGCAGCTGCTTATGCTATAGAAGACGAAGAGGATAGCCTAAGTTCTTTAGGGGATGTCGATATAGATAACGTTACTAGTTTGTTTAAAGTAGTTGCTATCTCTTCAACTATTTCTTGTATATCAACTTTATTTAATCTTGGGTTAATAGAATCAAAGGTGGAATCAAATGACGAATAGTGATTGGTGGTCAAAGAAGATGGGTGCTGCTTCAGCAACTCGTCAAGACTCTCCCCCTACAGGTCCTTCTAGATCTGTACCTTATACTCCTCCGCCACAACAACCCAATGTGCAGGTTAACTATGATCCTAATTTAGATCAGTTAGTTACAAAAGCACAAAGCGCTAAGAAAAATGATTACTGTCCTAACTGTTCTTCAGGCAATTACTTTGCGCCTGCTGGTACCCAGCGTATGAGATGTTATGACTGTGGCTATCCTGTTATGCAGGGGGGTTCTGGAGCAGGCATGCCTAGTGGAAGTGGCGCTCCTGCTACTCCAGCAAAGCAAGTAGGACAAAGTGGCGGGTTTAATCCAAATATTATTGTAGATAGGATAGGTTAATGAAGATTAATTCAGAGGCATTAAAAGTTGTGGCTCAGCTTAACAAAAAGTTAGGTGCAAATACTGTTGTGACTGCCAACGAAGTAAATATGCCAAACCGTATTACTACAGGATCATTAACCTTAGACGTTGTTTTAGGTGGGGGTTGGCCTATGAATCGTTGGGTAGAGTTAGTGGGAGAAGCTTCTCATGGTAAGACTGCTCTCGCTTTGCGTACCATAGCTGCTAATCAAGAATCAAACCCAGATTTTACTGCGGTATGGATTGCAGCAGAAGATTTTGACCCAAAGTATGCCGAGTTATGTGGGGTAGACACAGGTCGTGTAGTGCTAGTTGAGACTAATAGTATGGAGGATGCCTTTGATGCGGTTATTAAGTTCATGGAAAGTAAAGCTGTCGATATGGTTGTTATTGACTCTTTGCCTGCTCTTGTTCCAAGTGCAGAGGATGAAAAACATATGGAAGAATTTACAGTGGGACGGGGAGCTTTAATAACCAATAAGTTCTTTCGCAAAGTAATGTCCGCTACTAGAAGAGATTTGATTGAGTCAGAACGTCCAGTATTGGGCATGATGATCAACCAATATCGTATGAAGATCGGGGTCATGCATGGCGATCCTCGTACAACACCGGGAGGTCTTGGTAAAGACTACGCCTACAGTATTCGTTGCGAAGTAAAACGTGATGAATGGCTTGAGGTAGGCACCGGACAAGAGAAGCGTCGTGTGGGGCAGACGATTCGCGTCCGTACTATTAAGAACAAGACTTACCCTCCACAACAGACAGCCTACCTCGACTTCTACTTTTCCGACGGTGGACCAATTGATGCTGGCAACTATGATTCTGGAAAAGAAATCGTAGCCCTATCAATCCTCAACGGTATCGTGGAACGTCGCGGTGGCTGGATGTACTATAATGATCGTAAGTGGCAAGGAGCTCAAGCTCTTATAGATTCTATACGTGAAGAGATTGACTTAAGGGATGAATTAACCATCGCGGTTATGGATACACTAAAGTCATCTCCAATAATGATGTTGAGTCCTGATGAAGAGTGAGGGTCAAAAACAGTCTCTAAAACATGAAAAACGTTTAGAGAAAGTAACAGGCGGCAAGCGCAACGCCGCATCCGGTGCTTTTTGGTCTCGTAAAGGAGATGTCAGAACAGACGATCTTCTTATAGAGCACAAATGGACTGGTAAAAAGTCAGTAACTATCAAGTCAGAAGTTCTTGAAAAGATTACTAAAGAAGCAATATTAGATAGCAGAACGCCAGTACTGGGTCTGCATTTAGATGGTGAAAACTACGTGGTACTGCTGGAGGAGGATTTTTTTGAACTGCGTAACGCAGTAAGAGGTGAGTAGTGCCAGATAAATATGATCCGCCATGGGCTTGGAGATACGAAGCTAAGTGTCGTGGAGAAAATACAGAGATGTTTTTTCCACCACGAGATAAAGCTTTGTATAAGCCTATAGCGGATACGGCTAAAGCAATATGTTGGGGCAAAGACGGTAGGCCTCCTTGCCCAGTACGAAAAGAATGCCTTAAAGAAGCTATTGTAAATAAAGAGTTACACGGTATCTTTGGAGGTTTGTCGCATCGTGAACGTAACGCTGCTGAACGTAAGATGCGTAAACAAAACTTAACACTCGATGAGTGGTTAGAGCTGGAGGGCAAATATGGGAAAACCGACAACAATACCGAGCAAGGATCTGAAAGCATTCCTAAACAGTAACAAAAGAGAAAGCAGATTACTGGGTGCTTTAGAGCGGCATGTGCTGGCGCAACCATTTGATGAGCGCGATCAATCTTACATACATCCCTCAGATATTATAAAGCCGGAGTGGTGCGCTTTGGCTCAGTATCATGCTATTAAAGGTAATTATGTTGAGACTAGAGATAAGACAACGCTACGTCTTGCATCTATCTTTGCTGAAGGGCATACTATTCATGCCAAGTGGCAGAACTGGTTTAAAGATATGGGCGTGTTATATGGCCTGTGGAAAACACCTTCTAGCGACTATTGGGAATGGGGAATTTCTTTAGGTGAGTACAGGGAAGTTCCTCTACGCAGCGATAAGTATATGATGCGTGGCCATGCTGATGGTTGGATCAAAGGACTAGGCGATGATTGCCTTATTGAAATCAAGTCTATTGGCACTGGCACTATTCGCATGGAGATGCCTGCACTAATGGCTCAGTACAATAACGATATTGACACTGTGTGGAAGAATATTCGCACACCTTTACGTTCACATCAATTACAGGGCCAGGTATACCTACATCTTTGTCATTTAATGGTAGAAGAAGGTTTGTTTGATACAGCGCCAGAAGAGATTGTGTTTATCTATGAACTTAAAGCCAACCAAGAATATAAAGAGTTTGTTGTAAAGTACAACCCAGAATACACAGCTGAGATTTTTGATAGGGCTAGAGATGTGGCTTGGGCTGTAGAAAATAATAGAGAGCCTATATGTAACCAGGACCCTGTTAAGGGCTGCAAACGCTGTGCCCCATTTAAGGAGGAAATTAAGTGAGCATAAGTACTAAGGTAGTAGAGGCTCTTAATGAGCTTGGATTTGCTCTAACACCTAAACCAGAATATGATATACCGTCCTTACCCCGTGATATTACTGAACTAGATGATGAAGGTCTTATGGACTTGTTTGTTCAGTATACTCAATGGAATGATCATTTAGCTGGAGCATTTGCAATAGCTGTGGTAAATGAGCGTGAAGCAGATAGTTCATTAAAAAATGCCGAAGCTGTAGCCTTATTAAACAATTGGACAGGGGCTAAAGGTGACAGAGTTACGTTAGTTAAAGCTCAGATTCAAGCATCAGAAGCTATTCAAGAACTTATTTATGATTATGATACTAAGTATGCGTTTCGCAAACTGATTGAAACTAGAACTCAAAATATTGAACGAGATGCTAACGTGGTATCTCGTGAGCTTACCCGCCGTACATCAGATGGCGGATTACGATCAAGACAAAGGAGATATACAACATGATAACGTGTTATGACTGTGACGGAGAAGGCTGGGTTGACGATGAAGGAGACCTGGTAATCTGTGATGCATGCGATGGTTACGGAGAAGAGGTACAAGATATAGATGAAGTTTTAGATGAAGAAACAGAAAAATATATAGCAAAGTACATAGATAAGCTAAATAATTACAGAGGTTTTGTAACTCTATTTCGTGCAGACTTTAAAAATAAAAGTACTAGACGCATAGTTTACTTTCAATGGCGTCAGAAGAAGTGGCCATTACTTTCTCTTCCAACAATTAAAAAGGATATCTTCAGATGAGCGCAAATCACAAGTGGGAACAATTATCTTTGTTTACAGACGAGGAGTTGGGCATAGATACCCAAACTCTTCCTATGGCAAAAAAGTGCTGCGAGGAATGTACTTGTGAGCAATCCAGCCAAAGCTAAAGGTAGTAACGCAGAGCGTGCCGTGGTGGCTTGGCTCAAACAATGGTTTCCATATGTAGACCGCAGGTTAGCTGGAGCTACCCTTGATAAGGGAGATGTTTCAGGAATTCCTGGGGTAACTATTGAGATTAAAAACCATGCCACCATGAAACTGTCTGAGTGGGTTAAGGAGCTAGAGACCGAGATGGCTAATGACATGGCATGGACTGGTGTCGTGATCCATAAGAAAAAGGGCACATCAGATGTGGGCCAGTGGTACGCTACAATGCCTGCTTCAGTCTGGGTTGACCTCTTGATACGACTTCAAGATAAAAAAGGCTTATAGGCGTACTGACGGCCGTTTAAAGGGTATTGTAGTGCCAAGGTGGGCGAATTAAAAATCGAGCCTAAAGGACTACAAATCGTGAATGAATTACCAGAAGATAAGTTCCTACGCGTAGGCGCAGGATCTAATGCACAAGCGGTGGGATCAGCTATTGCCCACGCCCTATATGAAAAACCTGAAGTACGTCTACGTGCTGTGGGTGCCTCAGCAGTAAACCAAGCGGTAAAAGCTATAGCTATTGCTAGTGGATATGTTGCACCACGAGGTATGAACCTCAGCTGTCGTCCAGGATTTACTACGGTAGATTCTAGAGATGGACAGATTAGTGCGATTGTCTTTACAATTACCGCAAGTTAATATATTATTTGAAGTGAGATCTCACCTCTAACAGTTAGGTACCAACATGGCAATGTCAGATATGGATGCTGCAATCGCATCAGAATACAACCAGGGACGTCAAGCAGAAGGTCGTGGGGGAACAGCGTTCTCTGCACCGTCTGCCACTCCTCTTAAAGGAACTCTAGAACCTCGTAAAAATGTACAGGCTGGAGACCCAACAGCAGCAGGAACTCGCGTAGCACGGCCAAACCGTCTTATGTCTTCTGCTGAACGTAACGGTGCTGCACACACTATCGTTACATCTATTTTCAAACCAAATGAGCCATCAGCAGGGGCAACTTTAGCTAATGCTAGAGTTATCCCAGCAACCACCAAGCGCAATTTTTCTGGTGGACTTGGCTCTTCTTACTAATATGTGCTAGACTATTTAATAGGGGCCTTTACAGGTCCCTATTGAGTAATAGGGGGCAAAATTGAGTTTAAATTCTTTATATATTAGCGCAAAAGAAGAAAACAGTCTTTTTATTGGCAAATGTGTTGTAGGTCAATGGGCAATTACATTAACTAATGAAGACGCTATTGCTTTTGCTAACTCTTTAAATGATGAAGACTTTTCTACTAGAGCTCTTCACACACTGTACAAAAATGCTGGCGCATCATTCGGACTAACTTCTATTAAAGAGCATAGAAATGGAAACTGTTCATGTCGTTAGAAGACGCATACAATTCGGCTAAATCAGATAATGCATTAAATTCTATAGATAAGTTACTTAAAGCTAATGGACTTACTCCAGAAGATGTAGGTAAGATTAGCAAAGTAAGCTTGTCAAATAATCCAGACGATACTAAAATTATTCTTTCTCCTGCATGGAGTGAGGGCCCTAAATGGCAACCTGTACAACCTGCAGATCCAGTTATCATTAACCCAAAACCAACTCCAACCCCTGCATTGATCAGCAGTGGCTGGAAGGTTGCTGTTGCACTTCCTGATCCGCAGATTGGATACAGAAAATATGAGGATGGGACTTTAGATCCATTCCATGATGAAGCAGCTATGGATGTGGCTTTACAGGTAGTTGGTTTAGATCATGGACACCCATTAGATCAAATAATTAACTTGGGGGATTTTTTAGACCTACCTATGTATGGTACATATGAACAGGAGACAAACTTTGCTCATACTGCTCAGCTCGCTATTAATAGGGGCTATCGTTTTCTTGCTGAACAAAGGGCTAACGGCGGTGCGACCGCAAGAATTATTCTTTTGGAAGGTAATCATGATAAACGCCTTAATCGTTTTATTAACAACAATGCTGCTGCGGCATATGGCATCAAAGTAGCAGATATGCCGGATTCATGGCCAGTTCTTAGCTTACAAAATTTATTACGTTGTGATGAGTTAGGGGTTGAGTTCATTGATGGTTATCCAGCAGCAGCTCATTGGATTAATAAACGCCTCCGTGCTATGCATGGTGATCGCGCTAACGCTTCTGGGTCTACAGCGGCTCAGTACGCTAATTCGAATCCGAATATTTCGACGCTCTTTGGCCATACACATCGTATGGAACAACAGTCAAAGACTGTCTTTGATCGTGATCATGCCATTAAAAGTGTTTCTTTTAGTCCTGGATGCCTATGCAGGGTGGACGGTGCAGTTCCCTCTGTTAAGGGTGGTGTGGATATCAAAGGGCAGGCGCTTCAATATTTTGAAAACTGGCAGCAAGGAGTAAGCGTTATCTTCTTTAAAGATGGGGATGATGATAGTTTTCACTTCGATCAGGTTCATATACACAAAGGTAAGACTATGTATCGTGGACAAGAAATAGTAGCTACTAACTTATAAGTTAAGCTATACGAATAGGTCGGTGTAGTGCATAATATGCGTATACACCGACCTATTTAATACTGGAGATGTTTATGAGCAGAACAGACTGGTCAACAATAATTTATTCTTATTTTTTTATTGCCGCTGGTTTATTAGCCAGCATTAGTTACGTGGCTAAACACGCAATAAAAACTCATACAGAGTCTATTGAGGATAAATTAGCTCGTATTGAGTATGCTCTGTATAACGATGGTAAAACAGGTTTGATTAATAAAGTTGAAGAACTTCTTGAAAATCAACAGTCAATCAAAATTGATGTAGAGGTTATGAAATCAAAGATAAAATGAGCAACAAATTTGTTTGGAAATTGCTTTCTATATTTCGTGTGTGGTTTCAAACATTTTTAACTATTGAAGTGGCAATGCATATATCAGATGTACTAAATGGTAAATTTTTATGGAAAGTCTGTTTAGGGGCATGCATACCAGTAGTTATTAGATGGGCCACACCAACTGATGCTTTTCCAGATGAAAAAGAAAAAACTATCTAATAGGGGAGAATAAAATGGGTAAACAAGCAGAAGCAGTAGTAGCGGCAGCTAAAAAATATGCCGATCAAAATTATAGAGAAGGTCCTAACAACGACACTATTTTTGGTGTTTGGTACGGTATGAACCATCAACCATGGTGCGCGATGTTTGTTTCTAAATGCTTTGAGGACGCAAAGTTGTCTCCTTTGGTGGCAGCATCTACTCACAAAGGGTTTGCGGCATGTAACGCTGGATATCAATGGTTTGCCAAGAATAGCCAGATTGTTCCAATAGGTAAGGCACAAGCAGGGGACATAGTATTTTTTAATTTTGATGCTGATGTGCACACTACTGAACATGTAGGGATTGTAGTAGAGAACGAGGTTAAAAAGAGCATCCTCTCTACTTATGAGGGAAATACCGGTGGGGAAAGAATGGGTGGATCACAAGCTAACGGAGACGGTGTCTATCTCCGTCATCGTTCTTATAGTTTGATTATGGGTATTGCCCGTCCCAAGTACACCGCATAAGGTTTTGTAGTATACTATTTAATAGGGCATTAAAGTGTCCTCCATATATCTAGGAGAATCATGAATATCAATAAAGAACTATTTCTTTCATACGCTCGCAATTTATTAGGTCAGGTTCTTGCCGCAATTGCCATTGTTTCTAGCACAAGCGGTATTGCAGCCCCAATTAATTTTCATGCTCATGAGTGGGGCCTAGTAGCCAATGCTCTTTGGGGTTCATTAGTACCTGTTATCTTGCGTTTTGTTAACTCAAAAGATGCGGCTTTTGGTATCGTGGCCAAAGATGTAACTGATGCTGTAACAGCAAAGGTTACCGAAGCAACTAAGTAATACACCTAAAGTAATTAGCCGGGGGTATATTCCCCGGCTTTTTGCTTTTAAGGGTATACTGTAGGCAGGTTTAAGGAGCATACATGCCACAATCGCATCAAAACTGGCAGTACTTAGGTGCTAGCGGTTATATCGGAGCTTACACTACTACAGGTGGTGGGGGTACTCCTGCTACTCCACGCAGTTCTTTGGATTTTGTACGTATGGGTATTGGACGTGCCCCTCAAGCAGAATACCCAGATGGCTATCTAGGAACAATCCGTACTCGTCGTGATGATAAAGGCAAGCCTTATTCTATTGGCGACACCGTTCTTGATTCTCTTAAGAATCGTCAGAATCAACGGGCCTATCAACGCGGAGTTCACCGTGGAGAGCGTATTGACCCAGCACAGTATCTTTGGCCTGAAAATCTTGAGCCAGATCGCGGTATCAAATCTAAAAAGTATAAGGCCCAAGAGATTGCAGGGGCAGTGGTCTATATTGGTAAAAGAAACGCGCCTAAAACTGAGTTAGCT